TTAGATTAATATTGCACACAAAAAAGAAGCCTAGCCTCTTTTTTGTAAATGGCAAGTTAACAATTGCACTACCATCAGAATCCTCTATTCGTAGTTTAGATAATAAGATCAGAATCACAGAATATAAAGGAAGATTAGTTATTCAACTTTCAATAGATCAATCAAAAGATTGGTATGCGATGTTATCATTTGATCAAACAGGATTGTCATATATTAAAAATGATTCTGATGGCTATGTAAGCAAAAAAATAGTATAAACATCATCGTTATTCTTTTAGCTTTAAAACATACAATGTAAAATTTCCAGTGTATGGTTGATCTGTAGATGATTGAAGGATCTTGGCATACCACATGCCATAAATATTATTAAATAATGTAATCTTGACATCATTAGTATCGGATGTAACCGCAAGTATATATTTTCCTTCTATGTATGCTGAGCCATTAGAATCTGTTGTGACAGTAATTGCTTTTGTTTCGATCCCAAAATTTAACTTTAACTTGCCATTTAACGTAAAAAAACGGAGAACACCCCTTCATGTTCTCCGTCTCTTCACCTTATTCTTTTTTAAGAAAGAGAGATATCATTATAATATCCCCTAATCATTATTCCGTCAATCATATTCTTTTGAGTTTTCCGCTTTTCAACAATGCCAGCATCTGGGTATTCTGCTTCGGTGACCCGACATAGCCCGTAATACCGTTCTCCTTCGCAATCAGCTTGCGAGTAGCGTAACTGGAGTTTACCCCGACAGCATTAAGTGCTGCCACGATGGATCCGGACGTACCGGTATATCTGGGATAATATGCCGTAGTGGACTGCACGGTACCATTACTGCCCACCATTGTATAGCAGATATCCAGGTCTACATATCCGCTGATGCCAGGCACTCTGCCACGGCTAGAGTGCTGCCAGCCCCAAAGATTATGACAAATAGCCGGCTTTTTGGATGCTACAGGATCCATAGTGATTGTCATATCCTTAGTGGACGGGTATCGTGCGATCCAAAAATCACAGTCAATATAATCTTTGTACGGTTTAATATAGCTATTATAAAAGGACAACCCGGTATACACCCCAAACTCATAGCCTGCTGCCTCGATCACTTCCTTGTAGGCATTCAAAATTCTGATCAGTTTAATACCTTTGTTTTTGAGACAGATATCCTCAGCATCCGCCCACACCTTGCCGACCTTTCTACCGGCGAGTGTGTTTACCACTGCTTTGGCCGCTGTCCTCGCTGCCGTCTCTGTTATGGTGTACAGATAATTGTAGACATCAATGGGCAGTCCCTCTGCAACTGCTCCAGCATAATTTCTGACAAATGCCTCTTCGGTCTTGTTGGACTTATTGATAACCTTCAAAACTGCAAATTCTACACCTGCTGCCTTTACCTTATTCCAGTCGATGTTCCCGTTCCATTTTGCTACGTCAATACCTTTCATCATGGCTTATTTCTCCTTCTTTCCGTCAAAATCAAGCAAATTTCTGAGCAGTTCATACATGCCTGTGGCTGCCAGCCCAGAGATCATTCCACCCAGCACAACCTCTGCATTGATACCCGCCTGCAGGTGGATAATGATTGCAATGATTGTTCCCATGCTCATGGATGCCAACGGAATGAACTTATTGGGGAAATTGTCAAAAGCAGTTTTAAGGACATAGCCTGTCAACAGACAGATTCCCAAAATAATAGGGTCTACGAGTTGCAATAAAAATGATAAATCCATAGTGTTATTCCTCTCTTTCCAGATCTTCAATCCTGTGATTTGCTACTTTGATTTGTTCCTGCATAACTGCTTGCGCTTCTTCCAGCTTGAAAGTACGCTCAATGACTGTGTTATGCTTATCCACTTTTTTCTCCAGCTGCTCCAGCCGATATGTAGTCAATTTTGTGTTGACCAAAATCCCACAGAAAGCACCTGCTGCACTCCCTGCGCAGCCGATCAATGCTACGATAATCTCTGTTGCCATATCAGTCTCCTTAATATAATGAGCCGGTCACCTCCCGGAAGGGAAGTAATCGGCTCATGGCTCTTGGTTGCTATGTAATTATGTTGGGACCGTCTCTCACTCTCATAGGCAGCCTCCTACTCTGCGGTTGCGGTCAGATCTGCCAGCTGTGTCTCCAATGCATTAATCTGGTCCCTAAGTGTCTGCCGCTCCGCATGCACCTCTTCGATGTCGTACTCTGTTTGCTCGCCCAGTAGCGTATACTCATAGGTCTTAATGATTTTATAGTCACTGGCAGCAATCCGGGATTTGAGATCATTGATCTGTGCGGTCAGCTGACTGACCTGCTGCTGTCTGGCCAGTTCCTCAAGCTCCTCTTCTGTTGGCTCCGGTTGCACCGGTACAACTGGAGCTGTATAGACGGATCCATCGTCAGACAATTCAAACCAGCCGTCTCCCTTGCGGAAGAGTGTCGTGTATGCCTCGTACTCGCCTTGATCTAAAGGATGTTTGCAATCCGAATCAAGGTAGAGATGGAAACCATTGGTATTAACCTCAATATTATCTGCTGTAATGCGGACTACATGAGGGCTCTCAATCGATACAACGACCAGCTGTGTGGTCTTTTTATTTTTAAATTTAATGTAACCCATGCGGGCTCCTTTCTGGCACTGTTGTGGCCGTGCCCGCCGTCTGATTTACTTCGTTAAATGGCAAGTTAAACCAAAACACCGATTTGTCTTTAGTCAATTGTGTATCATGGGATTCTGAAAATACAATTTCAAAAATAGGTAACAGAGTATTTGTAACGTTAGGCGTACGAATTACATCTGAGCAGTATAGCGGATCATTAATTATTGCCAATATTGGAAGGACATATTCCCCTAAAAATATGTATGTTAGAACAAATGCAGTAGGTGGTACAAGTGGCGATAATCACATACTTTATATTGATAAATCTAGTAGTACGATAATATTAAACCCATCAACGGAACGGTATTATTCTGCCAGTTTCTCATATTTGTCAGATTGAGATTTATTTGAAGAAGCAGCCCAATACCTTGGATTAATTAATTATTTATATGCCACAACAAAATTTAATATAAATGTTGCATCATCGCTAACATTTGCAATTTGATATACATAAAACTTTCTATTATTTGCAAATCTTACATTAACAGCCCAATCACAATTTGCAAACACCCCAAATACATTTGCATTATTTGGCAATCCAAAGTCAGACAAGGAGCCTAAAAAGGACTGTCTATTCGCCACTAATAGAGTAACAGATGTTGATATTGATGCAAATTTCAAACCATTTAAATTGCCAGTTACATCAGTAACCGCATCTGCTACCGCCTTGGCATCCGGCACATAGCCGGTAGCCTTAGTAGCCAGCAGATCATCCTTGGATGTGATCATCTGCGCAAAAGCCGGTGCGGTCAAGTCCGCAAAAAACTTTTTAATCTTGCCAAAGACCGTCTTTACGCTCTCGCCCGTATTAATGTTCTCGCGGTTCTCCGCCTCAGTAAACGCGATCTCTGAATCTCCGATGTCACCACTAAATCCCTTAGCCAAATAGATCCAATTGAGCTTATCATCCCTCGGTGCTCCGTCCGGAGCATCTTTGATGGCCAGATATGTACTGCCGTTATGTTCAACCGCGTCCAGTCGCTCATATGTGGTATTGGAGTCGTAATCTCCTTTGTAAGATATTCCGATTTTTCCGAGAGCATTGTAACCTTCCGGTGCTGCCATGTCATTGTCCTCCTTATGCTACCTTCCAATATAAAACATTATCAACTACTACAAAATCCACTCCTGCGCCATCCTTCATATAAAGGTTCATCGTGGTTTCATCCAGATAGAACTTAGGTTCAGTGATTTTTGCATACGATTCTGCTCGATCCGCATCTATCTTGGCCTGTGCTGCAGATGATGCCGCCGCAGATGCCTGCTGTGTTGCTGTTTCTGCTTGCACTGTGATGTCTGCAAGATAGTTCGGCTGCAGTTTATCTGCAGTAATGCTTCCGTTCTTGATGTCTGCCTTTACTTTTCCATCATCTCCAATGGACCAGTAAACGGTGTCCGAATCAAGAAATTCAAACTGCGTAATAAGTGCAGACAGATCTATGTACTGTTCGCTTCCGTCCTTTAAGTAAATGATAAGCCGCTCAGTAACTGGATCGTATCCGAAGTTAATGGCAATCTGAGCCATCAGAGTATGTAAAACACTACTTGCACCAGAATAATACGTAATCGTAATATCTCCGGTATCCTGATTAAGAGTAATACCCGTGATCATCCCATTAGCTTCTATCTTTGACAGCTTAGTCAGGTCCAGAGTAATCACACGCTCATCAATAGTGCGAGTCGCATTACTTAGCTTGTCCAAGTTGGTTTTATTTACTGGTGTCTTGGTCGATGGCTTATTCTCCCAATAGTTCTCTTCCCAGTCATACGCTTTCTGCATCCTGCTTCACCTCCTGCTCCTCGGCATCCCGAGCCGCAATCTCCGCCAATAATGCATCCCTGGCTTTCTGCTCCTGACGTGTCAGCACCTCCTGCAGAGCCATACGCTTGACCTCCTCCGGCAACCCGGAACCATCCACAAAGTTTATAATTGTCTGACTAAATTCCCTGATTTCTAAATTTCTCATATGACCTCCTACTCTTCCGGTCCCAGATATCTGATGACCGTTGATGCATTGATACGCTGTGTGCGCCATGCTACTACCGTGCCTTTATAATTCATGTAGCCATTCACACCGATTGCTCTCACACTTACCAGATCAACACTGGACAGCTTATTTACAATAGTCGCTGCACTGATCTTATCTGCCTTGATCTCACCTGCAGATGTCCAGTTGGCTACCTCCATGTAATTAGCCTTTACGGTTCCGGCGCTGATATAGTTGGTTTCTACCGTTCCCAAACGAGCGCTTACACCATTCAGATCAGAGACTGTCACATGATCTGCTTCCAAGCTCCCCACGCGGCCACTGACGGCATTCAGAGAGTCAATGGTTGCCTTGGTGGCAATCAGGTTGTTCAGTTCCAGTTTTGTCACATTCAGGGTATCGATAGTCGCATACTTGACTACCATCTCATCTGCATTTACGATACCGACCAGATCAATCCTCTCTGCCTTGATTTTGATGCTTTCCGCTGTTTGATTGATTTCTGATACAATATTGTCTTTAGATACCTTGGTAAGAATCTGCTGTGCATTGATGCTGATCTGGGCAGACAGATTATTATTCATGTCTGTCATTTCCAGCTTTGTCTCTTCCACCGTTCTGGTCAGTAAATTTGTCTTCCCCTTCAGCTGGATAATGGATTTTGCCAATCCATTGACCTGTCCGGTTCGGTATTCCTCGCCCTCCGCAGTATAACTGTCCTTTAGAGCCTGTATACCTTTCAACGTACGCTGCAGTATGTATGTATAGATAGTCTCCCGGGTCGTGTGCAGTAATATACCATCCCCCACCTCTAGGCAAGGATTGCCACGGGCTTCCACCTGCGCCGGCCGGTACCACACTACTCCGATTACACTGAGTACGTTGTCGGCAATGGTCTGTAGGTCTGCAGCTGATTTTCCATACACCAAAAAGTTATCCTCAATGATATAACAGTTATTCCCGGTACCGGAGATAGCACCGATGTCGTTCTCTTCCTGACGAATCTGTAACTTATCAATGTGCTGAACTATGAAATCCTCATACTGGCAGGAGATATAATTGCTCCTGGATACCTCCGCTGTTCCCATCGGATCTGCAGGGTAAAGGTCATCTGCCGGATACAGATCATCTGCTGGATACAGCCCCTCTATCATCTGCTCCAGCACCACATATCGCAACTTGCCTGCTCGGGTAATGTGTCCAAAGCAGCCATTGATCTCGCAGATGGCTTCTATAACCGTCTTTCCTGGGAGTTCTCCGGGATCTATGGTTTTTTCTACCACCATATCATCGTTAACCAACGTAATTTCTTCCTGCTCCACGCCGACATATGTGCAAAAGTTATCCCGGAACTGCCGAAGAGTTATCGGAAATGTCAGGCTGTTATACCACGCAGCCACATCTGTATTCAGGATGTCGTACATAGCATCGTATGCTACGATATCCCGATATCTTCTATCTGCCGTAGGTACATCAGAATCCACTTTATAAACTCCCATCATAAAAGGAGCCTCATCGGCTCCTTCCAATGTTACTGATACTGATATCTTTTTCCCTGCAAGAGGTACTACCCGTTCCCTGACCCTCAATTTGAAAGTACTCGCCTCACATCTGCCAAAACTTATTTCACTCTCTGAGCATAGTCTCTCTGTGAGTTCTGCGCTTTCACCTTTCCAGTCCTCCTCATTCAGCACACTTCCATCACTACATTCAATCTGCATTTTTTTGGAAACAGATGTGTCATTATAAATATCTTTATATTTGTAATCTACCATGTCTCCTCCTTAATACTCTATGAATGCAACACGCAGAGGTTTATACTCAAGCTCCATGCCGTTCCACGACTTCGTTTCTACTGTATAATTCGGCACATACATTTCTCCCGTCTTATATTCTCCGGTGTTCACATCAAAGTATGTGACTAATGCTTTCCTTTCCTTCACATTTATGTATGCAGTTTCCAAAGCCTGCAGAAAATCTGTCATTTCTGCAGACTCCATAGGAATTGTATTGAACTCTATTTTGGTTGTATAATGGTCTGCGACCTCACGGTATAACTTATTCAATCCATTTCTGTCAGAATCCAAGTCTGCTCTCTGTTCTGGGCTTACCTTATAATTTTCGATATCCACATATTTCGAAATATCTGTATCTCCTACTTTTAACAGCCACCCTTGAAATGCCATTCTGTTGCCTCCTTATACATCCAGCAACAGGTAATTTCCGGTTGCCTTAAAATACTCCCTGTTTACCTTTTTCAATAATTCCGCAAATTTCACGCCATTTATTTCTATCGTATTTCCAGAAGCTATGATTCTGATGATGGTCTCCAAAAGTGTAATGATCTTATCCAGCTTTTCCGCGGAAATGGTTCCTCCAGATCCTGCCGCAGCCTGCGCTGCACTCAGTGCCATTTTCTGTAACTTATCTTCCGGTGATACAATTTCTCCCTGATGCCTATTATCACCGATCATGGCAAGCTGTGGCGTATTAGCCTTGACATATCCACCGTTCCACAATTTAGGTATCTGCGGTGGATCACTCGGCATTTCGAAGCCCCAGTCTTTTCCAACCAGATCTCCTGCCTTCTTTGCGACGCTTCCGATGCCATTTACCACATTGCGTAGTGTAGAATATATCAGTGAAATCATTGCATTCACACCGTCAATAATAAGATTACATACTCCCTTGATAGATCCCCAAATTGCTTGCCAGATTCCATCCGTAATTTTTTGTAAGCCTTCCCATGCCTTTTTCCAGTTGCCTGTAAACACTCCGGTGAGGAAGTCCAACAGTCCTCCCAGTATTTTCATGGCTCCAGATATAATGTCTGACACGGTTGCGAATACGGTACTCATGATGTTTATCACAATGTCTGCCACCTGCTTGATTGTCGGTGCCAGATACCCAATAATTGGTTTGATTACGGTACTCCACGCGGCTGCAAGGAAATCGCCTACTGAGCTGATCAGATTAATAATGTTATCCCATAGTGGTCTTAGATTTTCTTCCCATAATTCCTGTAACGCTTCCTTTGCATGATTCAGTACCGGCATTGCAATATCATTCCACAGTTCTAAAACCGTCTTCTTGATATCATTCCAGGCATCTACAATGTTTCCAAAGGTACTGCTTCCCTGAGACTCCCACCAGTCTGTAAGAGAGCTACCAAGTTCTTCAACAATTTTTCCTGCCAGTGATGCACATTCTCCACCGAATTCAAACAGATCTGTGAGTGTACCTTCTATCAGCTCCTGATTGTCTTTCATCCACTGGGATGTGTATTCTGTGGAAATTTCAAACCCTTCCGCGAAGATTGTTCCCAGTGACATTCCAAATCCAGTACATCCAGTCAGAATATCATTGATTCCGTTTGCAATATCAGGTCCTGCTTTATCCAGTGCCCCGAGCAGATTATTGTATATCTGCTCATTGATATCCGTAAGATTTGTAAATCCGTTCGCAATAGACTGGCTTACATCACTGCTCCAGGATTCTATCTTTTTCCTGTTGCGCTCCAGATAGCTTGCAATTCCATCCAGCCCTAGGTCTACCGCCTTGGCTGTAACAGCAATCTTATTCCCGATTCTGTTTCCGAGATATCCTCCCAGCGGATCCATGATTGTCTCAATGTTTCTGACTGTAGTTTTGGCCAATGGATCCATCTGAGCCATGATTCTTGAAAAATTATCCTTCAGATTTCCGAAATCAATCTTTTTCAGACCATTGTTGAACTGATCTGCAAAATTTTTGACACCGGGAATCTTGAATGCATCTGAGAGTTTTTTCGAAATTTTATCCACACTGGCTTCAACTTCCTGCGTGGAAGTCTGCAAACCAGCAATATCTATTCCTGAAGATCCTCCGGATGCCGAAGAGGAATCTGTCTTCTGGGAGAGCAAATCCAATTCATCAGTTGGAAGTAATCCACCTAACTTTTTAGCTGCTTTTCCCGCGGCATTAATATTATCACTGATTCCGGCAGACGCAACCTCTGCAGCCGCCATGCCTGTGGCTACATCATTACCCTTCTTCCCGGCAAATTTATCCGTAAATGCTTTAAATACATTCGCCAGCTGTACCAGTTTTCCCATCAGGGTATTGATCACCTTGATTGCCGGTGTCAAGACGTTGATCAATCCCTGACCGATTGCCGCCATAAAAGACTCAGTCTGCAGCTTCAGGATTCTGACCTGATTGGCCCAGCCATCAGAAGTCCGCATAAAGTCCCCGGATGCCGTCGCCAGTTTACTCTGAACAAAGGAATACCGTAGGGCTACCTTTTCTGCCTCCGACATAGCCGCAGTGGTCTTCCCGTAGCCGTTGACCATAGCATAGGCATCCAGTGCCGTCTGTGTCATGACGACACCAAGATCTTTCAGACTCTCTGTTTCTCCAGTGAATACCGATTTCAGCTTTGTATATGCTTCGTCCTGAGATATGTTATAAAAGGATGCCACATCTCCCGCCAGTCCTGTCAGAGTGGTAGACATATCGTATGCCTGCTTCTCGCTGAATCCGAAAGCCTTGGCCATTGCACCGAAGGTTCCTGTGTACCTCTTGGCCATCGTCTCGGACAGTCCAAATGCAGTTGCGGCATTATGCGCAAATTTATCTACCTGCTTTGACATTGCCGGGAATGTTACGTCCACAACATTTTGCACTTCACTCAGATCTGATCCCAGTTCGATACACTTCTCACTGAAATCTACGAGCTTTTTTACAGCAAAAGCGGCAGCCAGTTTCTTACCTACTTTCGTAGCCAGGCTCTGGATGCCGCTCATCTGCTTATTAAAGTCCTTTTTATTTACGACCAGATCTAATCCGATCTGTCCAACGCTTGTAGCTTCACTCATAACCAGCCTGCCTTCTAAGACAGGCACATCGGCACAGCGTCTTATAACTTCAACTCAAAAATCTTTTTACAGTCCTTATTTTTACAGCGGAAATAAATTCCTCTGCAATGTGCATCTTCCGTCTGCATTGCATTCACCGGATGCCCACAGTAAGGACACACTACTTTTTTCTTATCTACTTTTTCAATGTATATCGCCCCCTGCCAGAGAAATGAACGCATTCTTCAGTTGATCAAGTACTGCTGCCATATTATCAGGCGCTACCTTTTTTGCTCTGTTTGCACGCCATTCATTTCTGATTCTGTGCTGTTCTGGAGTAAAATGGTCTAAGATATCCTTATCCTCCTCGGCCCTGATTGCTACGATCCGTCCCAGCGGTGTCTCCGGTCCGATTCCGATAAGAAGATCCCTAAACTCATCCCACTTCATGGTATCAATTTCTTTCGACAGCCGTATCCCGTACTGAGCCTGGAAGGATGATACGATCAGACTGTAATCTCCGATCAGATCATAGTACGGGTCACTGCTCTCCCGGCTCTTCATCTCCCGTGATCAGGTCTACTGCTGCCATGATGATCGTCTGTAAATCCTTAAACTGGAGATTCAGTTTATCGATCTTTTTCCGATCCTTCTCATTGAAAATCAGTTCATATACCGCCAACACTTCTTTAGCTGATGTACCCTTCGAAAAAAGGCCCATGATCTTCAGTACAGTGGCTGCATCGGAATTGACTTCTATGGTGACATCCTTCACCTTCAATACCGGATTCTCATCAAAATTCAGTTTTTCTGTAATATCTACAATTTTCTTTGCCATAATAGCCTCCTGTTTTTATGCTGCTGTAGAAATCTCCGGTTTGCCGTTGCTCATAATATCAAACTCCAGAGGAGCCACGGCTGTAGAGTCTCCAGCGCCGATATTTTTCACGTTAATAACTGCCCCGTTAAATTTAACCACCGTTCCATCCGGGAATGTCCACTGGACATTTTTCTCTGCGGAGCGGCCGTTTACCCATGCAAGAGACGCTACAGCATCGTTACCGGCATCTCCGACGTTCCTTTTTGCAGTCACGGAAATCGTGACACCTTTACTGGTAAGCAGACGTCTTACCCATCCTTCTTCCGTAAAAGGATGCCATTCCTCTACTCCATTGTCGAAGGATACGCTGAATGTCTCACAGTCCGCAATATTAACCATATTTTTTTCAGCTCCGCTTTCCGCAGCATCAACCTGAAACTGGTTTTCATAACAGGGATATACTCCTGTAATAGGTGTGCTCATTCTTTTTCACCTTTTCCTTTCTCATAAATAACAGCCATCTCTATGACCCATTCGCAGATACCGGCATCATCTTTTCCGACATCCTGCGGTTCATAAAGAGGCTGTATAAATTTTATCAACTGATTGTTGACCGTTACATTTCTTGCAGCCTTCACCGCATCAAATGCTGTCATGGCTGTCTTTTCTGACTCTCTCGGCGAATTATTCCAGTGAATCAACAGGGTGACATATTTTGTCCCGTAAGATACAAGTTGTGGTCCTCCTAATGCTGTCTTATACTCCTGCTGATGTTTGCTGTTATAAACACCGATGGACTTCTCCTGCTTGTCCGGCAGGCTTCCCATATATACATGGTCTGCCAGTTCAATGGATTCCACATAATCCCGCACATCCGATAACATCATAATCCGGCAATCCTCCTGTATATTTGTTTGTATGCCTTTTGGCAGTACTCTGATTTCTTCCCAGAGATCCAGTCCTCATACCATTCGCCTCTTGCATTCGGATTCTCCGTCTTCTGGAAATGATATTCCGGGTGAAAATAAAGCCGTCTTGCATAGGGTGTGCTAGATATGATACTGACTTTTCCCTGGCTGCTCTCCGAATAATCGACAAAAGTGCTCTCGTTTTGCAGATTGCCGGTATCCCTTGGGAACACCTGTGCCTGCACCACATTGGTATGTAATGCCTCAGCGGTCTGCTCTAAAGCCATCACCTGTGCTCTCGTCAATTGTTGGATCTTCGGAAAATTCAGCTTTACTGTGGAGTTTACACTGATCATACCAGCAGCACCTCCGTATAGTTGACTGTTCCGTCCGGGTTTCTCGCCTTACGCCCTTCCAGAATCCTGCGCTTACCCCCAAATATCACAGCACTTCCTCCGGATATAGCCGGAAGCTCCGGGCAAATATCTCCTGGAAACAATGCTGTTCCTGTAATCTCTATCAGTTTCTTCTCGGCTGTCAGCACAGTCTTGGCTTTGTCCTGATAGTTACATTTTCCGGAATATTCCACCGGCTTCAATGGCTCCCCGTATTTGTTCAGTCCTTCCTGATCTATCGCAACAGAGATATCTGTCTTGCATAATCTTTTGGGCACCAGACACGGATATTTCATGGAATCACCTCGCAATTCTGCAACACAGACCCGTCTGCATCAGCAACGAATAGACATCCCGCTTCATGGCAATACCTTTTTCCATAAAAACATTCCAGGAACTTCCGAACTGTGCGGATACTCCATTTATGCTATAGCTGGATAAAATCGTATTGATTTCATCTGCATTCTCATACTCGAAATCTGCCTGCATGCAGACAACCTCTTTGATGGTCTCCTGTTGAAAAGCTGTCATATGGTCGAATCCTGCTGCCACAATCCGGTTAAATGTCAGACTGTCAATATGCCGGGAGGCCTGACGAAGTGCTCTTTCAAGCTCTCCGTCAGGAATCACGTTGCCATTATAACTATCTTTATATTCTTCTTTTCTTACATAAGGTTTGTAGGACATAGGTCCTCCTTACTCCCCGGTGTACTCCGTGGTATCTACATCTACATAGACGCTGTCCACTTTGCCGTCACGACCATTCGGGAATACAAAGGTGTCAGACAGAGATCTGTTCTGGTACAGGTATCCGTCTCCTTCGGTATGTGTTCCGGGATTGAAATAATAGATAGACGCGATCTTAGGAACCGTCTTACAGGTCTGTCCGCATGCCACCAGTACATTGATCTTATGAGCTCCGGTTACAGCAGCAACGTGGTTACTGGTGTCCTCGGCCACCTTTTTCAACGGAGCAAATCCACCCTCAGCAGGCTCCCAGTCGAAAGCATCATAGAAACGCTCATCGTCGATAACTTCCATGATGGGTACACCATCGATTTCCGTTACTCTTGTCTCGATGCCGATACCACCCTCAGCAATCTGTGTAAGTTCAATTTTACGGGTAAACTCAGTGGACTGCTCCAGTGCATCCATAATAGGACTGACCACATACATAAGCAGGCTGCCATTTGCCTTATACCGTCTCAACTTTCCTTTTGCAAGGATGTCCTTCAGCATTCCGAATACCTTTGCCTTGGTATAAGCAGAAATAGCGGTCTGGCTGTGATATCCCTCTGTCTTCTGTGCCACCTGTGCCACACGGGAGAAGAACAGGGCATCTGTCTCAGGCACTACCTGAGTCTGTTCGAAGGTTCTGGAGATATTCTGCATGGATGCAGTTGCGTTGGTCTCATCCACATCTGCCTTGTCTACCAGGAACTGAACGTCTCTGTCATGGGTTACTGTAAATGGAACATCTGTCTGATCGAAGGATCCCATGTTCCAACCACCGGTTCTCTTGTGATTCTTATAACCAGTGGTGCTCGTCTGTGTAAAGTGGAATGTCTTCGCATCCAGCCATCTTACATTAGATGTAATGAAGGGAGATGTTAACGCTCCCTGTATCAGAATCTGCAGGAGTTCAGGACTCCACTGCTGTGCATAGTTTAAATTAGGCATATCTCATACCTTCCTTTCCTTAGTTCCACCGATTCCATCTTTTGGTCGGTGTCTGTTGCTGTTGTACGGTTGCCTGTTGTGTATGCTGCGAAGGATCTCCGCCTGTCCCTACATGAAGGAAACCTGTAGTATCTGTCTCCTGCGGCTTTAATGCAGGAATATCCTCTAGCACCTTATTCAGGGCTTCCGTAAGTTTCTCATTGCTGATCTTTCCATCCTGTCCTACTGTCTGGCTGAAATCTGCCATCTTCAGTACATAGGGAATGGATGTTACGCTGATTCCCAGTCCGACTGCTGTCATCGTCGCTGCCTGCTGGATCTGTGCCTGTCTTGCCTCAGCTGCTGCGGTTGCAGCCTGCTGTTGCAATGCTTCCACATTCGGCTGATTTGCCGCCTTCTGTTCCTTGAAGGTTGCTATAGCCTGTTCCACCTCCTGTTGGGAAAGTCCCTGCTGCTTGAAATAGGCTTTCAATGCCGTATCCTCTTTTGCCGCAAGCGTTCCATCCAACATCTGCTGGATTTTCCCATAGTCAATCTGCGGTGTTGCATTCTGCTGTGACTGCTGATCAGTCTGTTCTCCTGCCGGTGCTCCGCCCTGGCTTCCATCGGGGTCTAAGAATCTTCTTACTGTCTTGTAAAACATAACGTGCTCCTTTCCATTTTGAGGGTGTCACCCTTACTGCGATCCATTGTCTTCGGTGTCTCCGGTCACGCTGCAGTTTATTGCCTTGCTCGTGTTTGGGCATAAAAAAACACGCCATGAAGCGTGTTGATTCCAGATTATTTGTTGCACCGGTGCAATTTTCTTTTTTCGAGATAAAAATACCACCAATCTACTGACCGGTGGCTTCATGTTCTTTTACCATTCTTCGCAAACGTTCTTTATAATCCTCATAGCTTTTATCTTTTCCGATGATGTATGCGGCATCTCCCATTTTTTCGGAGAAGGATAATACTTTCCTGCGCAACTCCTGCAGTTCCTCATCGTTTTTCATTTTTTCAACAAATTCTTTTTTGAACATAATTACCTCTTTAGCACTTTCATAAATGCTTCATATAGCTCTGGCAATTCACTTTTTATGAATTCTACAGTTATATCATCCGACTGATACAATGCAGCATATATATCCGCAAATATCTCCGACTCCGCATATCCGGGTTTACCTATGTATTGTGATTCATGTCTGTATACTCCTGTAATCACATTGTCTGTTATGCATGACATTATATCACTGATGAAGTAATTGTACTCTAAATCACCATTTACAGCAAGTCTCCGTTGATACTTCTCCTTTTTTTGCAATATTTTGTTTTCTGTATTTTTTATTGCCTCTGCGAATTCAGCATACATGGGACTGCCATACTCATTATGATCAATTCTATGGGCTATTTCATGCGCCAGCACATGCTTGTAGTTCTCCTCTTCATACTGCGGATGTCTCGGATTGATAATTATCAAATCATTATCAAGATCATACGAAAATGCATATTCTGACAGTTCATCTATCTTGATGCACTCATCTCTTGTGTACTGATCCATTAAATCGATCATAATCTGCGGAGTATCCGATCTCGGCACTTTCACCTCATCAGGAACTTTATACCGGTCTTCCGTTTCCTGACTCCATTCTTTTTCCTTCGCACGGTACTTGCTTTTATTCTCCGGATCCAGTGAAAATGATGCTAATCTATGGAATTTTTTCTCTTGTCTCTCTGCATATTGCTGTCTTGCTTCTTTCCTGTTCTGTTCTTCGATATCTTCTATGTCTTTTTTACTGTATTCATTATCCAAATCCTCCAGTTCTGGGAAATAGGTAGTGTGGCTGTCTCTGCATCTAGGGTGGTATAGTCCTGCTGCTATTGCCGCGCTCATCAGGGGATATGGTCCATCCTTGGCGCTTCCGCCGCTCCATACATCATCGATCAGTATCTTACCAACAAACGGTAAACACTTGGGGCAGGGATTTCCACGCTTATTCATGATCACCGTGGATATCCCCCATTCCTGCCTTTTCTGCCCTTCCCCCTGCAGGTATGCACGCTTACTGGCTGTCCGTATTGCCATGTCCGCATAGTCTGCCAATGTGTGTCTGGATCCATTGGCATATTCTACACAGTTAAGACCAGCGGCAATGAAATCCTTTGTAGCCATGTCTACCGCCTTCTCGTAGGTTCCGGCTCCGCTGTTGGCATATATCTGAGCATTAAAAATAATCTTGCGATATTGGTCATTTGCCATGCGCAGGACGGCTGTCTCAGCCTTTTCCAGGTCTGATGTCGTCGCCCGGATCAGTGCCTCCAGCTTCCTCTGGTTCAACCGGAAGAATGCCGCCGATGCTCCGGGGCTCACCTTTCTTGCCGGGAAACCTTTCTTTATAGCCTCCAGTATGGCTATCTCCTGCTCCATATCTCCTTCATCCCTGGCAGTACTGATCAGTGCTTCGATTCGGTTATTGATATCCTTGAATTTCGCACCGAACCGCTCCTGATTCTCTTTTCTGTACTTTTCCAACGACCGGAGTTGTTCTGCCTGCCACATGGACCACTGCTTGTCCTCATCGATTTCCTCAATCTTATGTCTTCGCATATTCCGGATCATAGAAGCAATGAGTTCATTCTCAATAGCTTCGAATGCTGCTCCGATGTCATATTCTGAATTTATCTTAGGCATCTAATCACCTGCCGTTTGCATATACCTTGAATCCCTGGCTTTTAAACTGTCTGGTCAATGTCTTGATCTGCGTGACGCTGGTACAATGATCACATCGGAGTTCCGCATAATTACCTTTTTCCACTGCATAGATTCCTTTCGGGACCTGCTCACTGGCCACCTTCAGGAGCCCCTGGTATTCCTCCCGGTTCATCCGGTATGTTTTTTTCGCTACTTTTACTTCCATCACTGCCTCCTGTAAATCCGTTTATCCTGAATTCTCCTGCATCCGTCCTGATTTCCGGCTCCGGAATACTCTGAATACCCTGCTCTGCCTTGAGCCTTGCGATCTCTTCCTGTTTGCAATCATCATCCAGACTGTCACCATACAATTCCTCCACACAGCGCTCAATGCTCATGATTCCGCTCTGCTTTGCCTTACCAACTGTTTCCACCTGAGATTCAAATGAAGGATTGGCATATTCTCCAAATGGGAGATTTACCTCTACACTTTCCACTGCCTCATTCTTCATCAGGTGATATGCGTTGATACACATGGATACTACCTGTGGCAATACTGTCTGAAGAGTTTCCACGATAATATTTCTTGTGTACAGCGTTGTTTTTTCCTTTTCACGCTGCGCTTCTGCATTATCCAGTTTTTTTACATCAATCCCCAGTGTAGAAGGACTGATGATCCCCTGCAGGCAAAGGTCCAGTGCCGTACAGTAGGAAGCCTGATAGCTGTCATGAGGAATGCTCGGCTGGTCTGTACTGATTACGTTTTTCTGCCCTTCGCGCTGGTCTCCTTCTGCTGCAAAATATCTGTTATCGAACGGATTCGGTGTTATCGCAGCTCCTGTTTCCGGATCCCTCGGAACCAGACAGTCCGGAATATATGTTTTGGCTCTTCCTGCTCTCAGTGCATCCATCCACTGGCTCCATACTTCATCCAGCGCATCATAGCTGTCCACCTTTCCGTCAAAGATGCTTCCGCCACGTCCTTCATATTTTGTCGACTTATAGAACATCATAGGCACCGCCAGCATAACGCTTTTATCGAATGTCACGTCTTCCAGTGAATCGGTTATCTGTAATGTAGTCAGCGGAACCTGTCTGTTATCCAGATAAAGTTCGTTCTTTACATACCCATATCCATATATCTCATTGAGCACATATGTCTTACCTCCTCCGCTGTATGGTGTCTTAAATATTACTTCCCTGACCTTGTCCTTTTTCCGGATGATTTCGACACGATCCCCGGCATACCATTCTAAAATAGGATACTTACTGAGCTCTGTATCAATGGACACTTTAAAAGCCCCGTCTCCGATATACAGCGTCTCTTTGATTGCATCCTCTATCTTATCGGCAAAGTTATTATTCTCAGGCTTTGCAATGTCTTTCCATATCTGTTTCTGCTTTTGATTCTCTGAGGAAAATTCAAATTCCCCCATATCCGGAAGGACTACTGCTGCCAGAGTTCTCACCGTAAGCGCCGGAACACCTGTGTGGATCTTGCGCATTTCCATCCCCGGTGTACTCTTGCTGGACCAGAATTTATATTTATCTGCATATTCCGCATTCTGCTCATAGAACTGCTCCAGTTCGTTGCTGTCACCACGATACCAGATGCGGTTTCGGATCGCATTCCCCTCGAAGTCCATCATCTCATTGATATTGAACACATAGGGATTCGCCGGAGAAACATTCAGCCAGCTCCGTATACCTCTTTTGATATTCTCATTTATCTTTTCCATCAGGTTCACCTCTGTTTATCCTCCTCGAATCCAATCATATTCCGGTATGGAATCCATCCGTACTGGTTTGCATTGATCGTATGGTCGTTCTTATCCTCCGGTACCGGAACATCCTCTTCCTCGTCCCATGAATAGCGTTCCAATTCTGAGATATGGTTTGTACAATCCTCAACTACCAGATAGCAGTCCTGCTGGATCCATCCCAGTTGTAAATTGATACGGTCCAGTATTGTTACCTTCTTGTAGGACTCAATGAAATTATAAAGGCACCCATGCAGGCGCTTATACTTTCGAAGTTCTGTTATTGTCGCCGCATCTGCGCAGTCAATAAAAGACTCTTTTGCAAATCCCCATTCCGATCTGCATCTATCCAGAAAAGCTATAAACTTTACCGCTGTGTCAGAAGGAGCCAGCGGCACACTGAGATCCGCATTGCTATATACCTTCTCAGCTAGTGTGATCAGCTTGCGGTCATCCGTAATGCCCTGGAAGATCATTGCAATAGTATCCGGAGATTTTGAGGAATATGATGTATCCAGTCCTGCTGTAAACTTCCTGAAACGGATATTCCCATCCGCAATCTGTTTCTTCACCCACGCAGCAGTAACAACATGTTTCTTTCTGACAAAGTTGGAGAATACCAACCCTGTCGCTTTTCCGCGGAGACCTTGAATCTTGTTTTTCCAAATTTTGGTACCCTTAGGTGTGTTTTGCAGGATCATCTGCAGCTTATCCGGTGGAAGGCCTGCATTGTCTTTAAAAGAAAAGAACCAGTGGATCCATCCGTCCTTTGGCTCTTCTTTCAGTTCCTCTATGATTTCCTGCGGTGTCTCATCCTTCCATTCCGGAAGAGGACGCGCACAGTTGATATATTCTTTATACACCGGCAGTCCCGGATCATCCGGGTTCAGTGTTGCCATCAGATAATCACATCTCATGGATGCTTCTCTAACAAAATCTATGTCTGCGGTATTTACTTCATCTATGTACAGACAGCCATATTGTCCACCCAGGGCCTTCTTCCACTTTTTCTTGTTACCGTAGCCCAGCACATAAATTACTTTATCCCCCTTGCCAGTATGCAGAATCAGATGCGGAATCTTATCGTCTTTGGTTCCGCTGCCGTTATACTCCACCAGGATCCCGAAATCATCCAATATACCAAGATCCTTGTTGATGATGTTCTTCTCAGCAGTTCCAGTGTCATCCGCTGCAATGATATGCAGCTTCTTGGGGCTTTCCGCCACCTTAAGCATAAACTTGAAGATTCCTACCGTTGTTTTACCTGCCGCCGTGGTTCCTTCCAGGAATTCCACCGGAGCATCGCATTTCAGGAATGCTTTGTATTTCTCTGACAGCAGGAGCTTACTTGCGCTCATTACCCATCACCACGCATCTGTCTAATCAGGTCATCCAGTTTACTCTGTTCGGACTTGAGTTCTCCGGAGATCTGGACATCCTGTTTATCTCTCCATTTATCCGGTTTCCGGTTCTTCAACCAGAATATCTGGGCCGTGGTATCCGGCTCTACTTCTTTTACTTTTCGTTCCACAAGCATTTCTTTTGTTTTAGGGAACTTCTCTCTTACAAGCATCAGCTCATCATCTGTTGCCTCCGGATGCTCCAGTTTGTAGCGATTCATATATTCAAATAGCTTTTGACTATATTCTTCCTGCTCCATCGGAACGCTTACATATTTATCTTCTGTATACCGATATCCCAGTGCCCTTTTTAAGAGCGCATTTTCCACTTGCAGGTCCACAACTTCCTTTCCCTTTTTTAGGGTGTCCGAAATGTCCGGATACAATTTTTTCCATTCATTTAATGTAGACCTGGAGATTCCCATATTACCAGCGATCTGCTCTTCTGTTAGTCCATCTCTTGTCCATCCTTCCAGCTTTAGTAAGCCTTCCGGTGTCAGCCAATATTTGTATTTGCCTTTTGCCATCTGCTCACCATCTCTCTAAAGTTGCACCGGTGCAACTCCACGAAAAAAGGCAACGCAGCTATCTGCATTGCCCTGTCACTAATTTATCACGATACTATATTATCACATTTGACATGCGAAATCATGCCATCTTTTACTTTAACTCCCCAATATACCTTCCAATCTGTTCTATGGTCTTAAAAACTATCCTCTTCATTTGTCTCTCACTGTACGAGGCACCACCGATTTTTAGGTAGGGAATCGGTGCTCTGAGACCTTTACTCCAGTACCTGATCCGGATTGCCTTCTGTTCTTCTGGTCGAAGAGAATTATATACAAATTCCACTGCCTCAATCTCTTTCTTGATCCGTTCATGGTATACGGATGTCATCTTCAGGGCTTTTGCCTCTGTGACAGACTGTGCCTTGTCTCTTTCCTTGGCAGGATCCGACGGACGACTGCTGCCTCCCGCCGGTGATGCCATAATGTCCGATATGTACTCCTCATATTCTTTCTTGCGTTGGGGATACCGTAATAATATAGTTTCGATAATCCTCCAGCTTGCTCTGTTAATTCTTTGCATCGATGCTTTCTCCTTTCTGTTGCACCGGTGCAATTCCGGTGCGGTTGCTATGCTACTCTGTTGTATTTGTGCTGCATCTCCTCGATGTCATCAATCAGATAATACTGGACTGTCATGTCAGGTTTTGCATGTCCCAACAATTTGCTCACCAGCAATACATCTCCCGTCTTGCGATACAGTACACTTGCAAACGTCTTACGATACACATGCACGGTTGCTGTTATCCTAGTTACTCCGCCACGGACAGCCATTTCTTTAGCCAGCTTTTCGATGCCATACTCTTTCATTCTGTTATGCGGTGCCCGATCTGCCAAAAACAGCGGATCTGTCCCAGGCCTGTCCCCAATGTAATTACGTAGAGCCATCACCGCTACTGGCGTAAGCATTCCGGTGCGGTAGGTATCTGTCTTCTCGGCATAGATTGATACCTGCTTATTTGTCAGATCAATATCTGCCACGTTTAGGTAAGAGATTTCTCCAACTCTCATGCCGGTACAGATCATCAATTCAAACAATGCCTTTTCCTTTGGCGTTTGTAACGCATAACGGATAGTTTCAACCTCTTCATCCGTCAGGCGCACCTTCTTTTTCTTAATCTGCTTAACCTTATCTACTGCATCAACAATATTATCCTGGATATGTCGCTTCTTAAATGCCCAGGAAAAGAATGTGCATAAGTACCTGTATATTGTGGATTTATAATTGTGGCTGATGTGATCACGATAGGATCTAATAGCAAGGTAATCTGTAATATCCTGCGCTGTCACATATTTATAATTCTTATTCACAAAGTCAAAGAATTTCTTTATGATTCCAATATAACTCCTGATAGTTCCAGCATGGAGTCCTGCTGCCACGCTGTCCACACAATACCTCTGCATCAACCACTCATTGTCATGCTCCATAGTCATAGGCAGCTGCTTGATCTCTGCCAACTCGAAATCCTGCATTTTAACATAAAGAGTGATTTTCATGCGGTCAATCTGTTCCTTGCTTAAAAAATCGTTCAATTCATAGGCAACTTCGTTGATCAGGTCGTTTTTCGTCATAAGCGCACCTCTTTCATGTTGCCTAAGGTATCACATTATGATATGATGTCCTTAAGCAGTGAGCGGTAGATGCTATCTTTGGTCGGATGGTCTACCGCTGTTTTTATGTAACGATTGCAGTCCTTCTGCAGCTGGAATTTCAAATTGTGTATTATGATACTTATTACACTTTTAACATTTTTTCTTTTTCTATCACTCCTTTCACTGTCCGGGACCTTCCGGGAATGCCGCACAGATATGTACGACACTCCCAGATCTACCGTAGTACATACCGTACTACATTCCGAAATACTTCCGAAACCAGAAACAGTCATTCCAGTTATGGAGCCGGTCGCAAACAGGATCATTAGTATCAGCGTAATTTTTCACTGTTACTCCCTCTGCCATTTCATCTTCCCAGATATCCGCTTCACGCTCGTAGCTGTCCAGTTCTACATTACTCTCGTCGTAATTCGGATCCAGGTCTTCCATTCCGTGTCTGTAGTACTCTTCTCTTATCATTTGCAATTCCTCCTGTAAGGTTTTCATATTTTTGCAAGACGTATTTGTCTTACATATGGATATGTCAAAAAAAACCGTAAAGAAAAGCATTTTTTGAGAAATATTTTTATTTTTTCAACTTTTTCGTATTTTTCTTACATTTATATTTTTTAGGTTTAATTTTCATGTCACTCCAGATGCGCTGTCCAATGCCGGATATCTACCGGATCAATCACTTCCGAACATTTAGGACATATAGGATATAAACCTTTTCTGCGATTTTCATCCATGTCCCGGAATGTTTTATTCCTCCGCATCCGCCTAAATTCCGCATCTGCCATTTCTCCGTATAGCTTAGCTTTAGATAGCATTTTCCGCTGTGCATCCTCCACCAGCTCATACCGCCTCGCCAGCGTAACCAGAGCATCAAAGGCATCTACCGTAGCACCGCAATCCTGACAACTTACGATCCTGTTTACCGTATCAACCTCGTAATGAGGTGGATCGCATTTGCACAGCTTTTCTCTTCCTCTTTCAATCCTTGCCAAATTAAAGGAAATAATCTCATTGTCCATAACAGTCCTCCGTAGATTTCTCAAAGTAAAAAACAACCGGTTTTTTGTTCGGTATTGCCAATCCGAAACGTACAGCATTTTTGTATGTATTGCTATCACGCATTAAAGTATCAGGCATGGCGGCAACCATTTTTCGGAAACCTTCCAGTGTGGATCTGCTTTTATAATGATTGCAGCTTCGGCAGGCCGGGAGCATATTGTCAACCGTGTCTGTCCCATGTTCGCTCCAACCATTCAGTGGTACCACATGGTCAACCTGCATATCCTTGTATTCCAGGTCGCATCCGCAATAAGCACAATGGCCGTCGCACTTCTGGTATACTGTCATTCTAATGCTTTTTGGTATTGCTTTTCTCTTTGCATCCATTATTTCT